AAGCATTAATAAACTCCTTTAAGCGGTCTTGCACTGAAACATAATCATCAAGGTAATTCGACATCTAATTTCTCCCGTCCTGCGAATTGATCTATCGCATAAGTTAATTGTTCTTTTAATGACCAGAAAGTTCCATCTGGCCAGTTTTGCGCCTCATTAGCGCAGGGTTGGCAATAAAACCGCACCTGGCTTCTTCGGGTAGGTGTCTCGCTTTGCACTTTCCAAACGGCTGGCACTTGTGCTTTTAGGTGCCAAGATCCATCTTTTAACTGTCCCCAACGAGATTTGCAGTAGTCACACCATTGGTGATTATTAGAGTTCCGAGTCAGACTCAATGTAGTCCCAATCTTCTGGTGTCGAAAATCTGCATCGAGAAAGTATGGCTCCATATCCAATGAGATCGAGATACGAATCCTCGCGCTCAGGACTCTCCACCATTCTTGAGAGTTTTGTCGCGATAAACACCAGTGCAACGTCAGCTGGGTCTCTGAGCTGAATACCGAGTAATCTCGCGATTTTGTAAATGCGTAATAAATTGTGTCTCGGGTCACCATATTCCATCCCCCGGTCTTCGAGGGTGTTACCAGCGTCCGAGAGCCAGTCACTTAACGATCTCTCTGACATTTATGCTCGCTCTCCCTCTCTTATAGCCTTCGTTAAAAGCTTTGGCCTTTGCAGATGCAATTAGCCCATAAACCCATAAGCCAGCGAAGCCAGCGAATATGGTTATCCAAGCGATTTGTTCAGCTGTGAAGTTATTGGACATCGGCACTTACTCCGAATCTGTCCAACCAGTAAGCCGAAATTTCTTGCTTACTTAATCGCCCTCTTACTGATTTACGGCCTAATGACTCAACCGCATATCTGCGAATTAATTGGCCTTTAACGTAGTTTTTACCATCCGACCAAGCCCCGGAAGTGGTATCAAATTTAATCATTAATGGATCAGTTACCATCTTGAAATTATCTCCCTCATTTCATTATCTAACTCGGCTACCGAATTATTGTTTGTCTTTGTATAGATATTGCCGTTTGAGTGAATTGAACCCTCGCCAACAACAAAGCCCTTATATTTGACATCGATACCATTGGGCACTTGGCCAAAGAATCTGAGGCTGTCGTCAGCTTTGTAATACAGGTGAAAACCATCCCCAGTTTCAACTGTGTAGGTGGGAACCATCCAGTCGCGAATGTCCCCGCCGTTGCGGAAATCAACATCTAAGACAACCAACCCGCTGGCTTGGCAGTTAATCCCATAATTCATATTTGGATCAATAGAAAACCAGAATTCGATTAAATCCCAGTCATCGGTGGCATCAAGGTGGCCGCGCTTAATCAGGCCAAAATGAGGCAATTTGTTGTGCGGTTTAACTGGAATTATTTTCCAGCCATTTAGGACTGCCTGAGCAGCTTTAGCTTTAATCGTATTTTCTTCTGCAATACCAGCCAATTTAGCTGATAAATCGCTAGTTATATTCATTTTCATCTCCCTACCTAATCCTCTAAATGGATTAAGTGGGATAAATGTATTTAATTAAATCGATTTATACAAGTAGCAGCTCGGCGAGTCGGATATCTAGGTAGGCAGCTAGCTTATCCACCTTGCCGCTATTGGCGAAGTCGGTCTTGTCTGGAAGGGCCATTAAAACCCACTGAGGCTCTTCTAAGGCCCCTAAGTCAAAGCAATAGACCCCTTGTGGGGTGGAGTTGATATAAAGCGTTCTAGCGCCCGTTCTAGCCCTTATATCGGCCAGATAATCCCACTTCTTTTTTTCTATCAAGAGGGTCGGGTAATGGGTGCGACGGCACTTCATTTCGATATAGGCGTCGTGGGTTACGCCGTCGGCTCGGTCGGTCGCTGATAGTGGCATCAAGTCTGGAAAAACTGACTTTAACGCCTCAAATAGCTCAACCTCGCGAAGATAAATTAGACGTCCTCTTCCCCATCTTCCCACCCGATTTTTTTAATCGGATCAGAAGGGTCGATAACCCAGTCCGGCCAGCTAGAGCGATCCATAGCAAAAGCCAAAGCCGTTCCCTCGTCCATTCCATTACGGCGGCAGGTCTCATAAATCTCTTTGCAAGCGATAGCCCAGAAATCCAATTTAGTTGGCATCTCTTTAACAGTGCGGCGTCTTTTGGCAACCTTCTTGACAGGCTTTTTAACGCCGCGCTTTTGTGCCACCTTTTGCCACCTTCTCTTTGAGGGCTAGTTCAAGGGTAGATTCTAACTTGTCAAGCCGAGAAATTAGCGGAATGTTTTCGAGTTTTATTATGTATCTCAGGCCCGCTATAAGTAGCCCGATAGACCCCAGCACTGAAGCTAGGGTCGCTGCAAACTCAGAAACTTGCATTACCGGACTTTCCCGTAACGCTCGTAGTTAGGGTTAAGCCAATTAATTATGCTCGGCAATACGGCAGCAATAGCAGCATTTATTATCATTTCTGCATCCAAGCCGACCGCCATATATGTCGCTAGAGCTGTCGCTAGAAATGTCTTGGCCCAGCTCGCTGCTGCCTTTTTTAGATCGTTTAGCATTTTGTCGCTCTCCTTCTAGGTCAAACCATTTTCCGTCGTTGTCTCCCAGAGTTGTAAAGCTAATATGAAAATGCGAGCGGTGAGGATTTGAGCCTGTGTATTTTCTGCGCTTCCAATTAAAAATCGGACTCATAATCTTGCCGTCATAAATAATGTATTTGATTCGCTTATCTCCGCGCTTGGCGGCTTTGCGAATCTTTTCCACTAATGCGTAGGTCTCTTCAGGATGCGCGTTGAGGTTAGCGTCTATGTCTAAGGCGCGGACTATTCCATCTCGCGGAATATGATCCGAAGTGCCTTTAGCAACGTGACGAGAGTCGGCTATCCAGCCGTCCGATTTGCGGTCGCGGTCTGGATAATCATCGTCTATCTGCTCGCGTAGCTGTTGGCCCGCCTTGCATAGTTTAGCCATTAGCTGAGCAGCAGTTTAGCTTCATCCTCGGTTATCCCGAGTTTTTCCAATAGTGCAGCTTTAGCAGCTTTTTTATCTGCCTCTAATTTTTTTAAAGCAATAAAAGCATCTTCAATTTCTGCTTTACTCGGCTCTGACTGCTTTGCATCTAACCAAATTACTCGTTCATTATTTTCGGTTGTGAACTCCGCATTTGCTCTAATATGATTGATTGCATCTCGTAAAGTAAATTGCATTATGCGCTCACTTCCCATAAGGTAATAACTGCTGGTCCACCCGGATCGTTATCGTTAAACATAAACAATGTGGAATTGGCAGAACCTACTTTATATTGGACTTTATAAGTAACTGCGCTAGTTGTTGCGGGTGAATCTAATTTACTCAAAACTTGAGTGTTTCTGTTGTCCAAGAAGGACGTTGTGTTATTTTGATGAAAAATGCCGTTACCGCCAAAAGCGATGTCTGTGGAAGTTCTAACTAATTTCCAAAATCCATAGCCCGAAGTTTCAGAAGTGGCTTTTCTTATTTGTGCAGTAAAAGTGACTAAAGCAAAAATTTTGCTTGTAGCTGATGAAGGTGTAATGGTTGCAGTAATACCAGTATCAACAAAGCTTGTGCTGCTTGTGTCTGTATCCGTTGTATACGTAGCTTCAACGATTTGCAGAATCTTTCCACCACCAGCAGGAGTCACCCATTTTAGTCCTGTTGATTCAGAACTATCGGCAGTCAAAATTTGTCCATTTGTTCCGACTGGTAATCTTGCCGGAGTATCTGCTGCAGTTGCCGAAATCAAATCACCTTTAGCGTCAAGAATTGTTAATGGATCAACGCTGGACCAAGTGAAGTCCAAATCGGTATTTGATGCTTTAGCTAGTACTTGGCCTGTTGTGCCGCCTTTAAGATCAACAAAGGAAGCATCTATGGAATTGCCAAGAGTCCGCATAGCTGCGGCTCCATCTTTAACTAAATCTGTATCATCAGGGGTTTCCCATCCGAAATTTGTCGTATTTGCCATAGTTCTCCTTTAGGCCACTATTGTAGCGTCTAGCCAAGTTAAAGTGGGTGAAAGTGTTTCCCAAGTCTCGGTCAGTGGAACATCATCCCAACCAAAGGCTTGAAGTGAGAATGAGATAGGTGAGAGATTAAGGGTCAAGCTAAGCGAATTGAGATTAGCCGTCCAAGTCCAGCCTTCGACAAAACCTTGAAACTCCCCGTTAGTCATATTGCTCGGAAGGTTTTGGATATTGAGCGGTAAGCCCATAAATACATTTAATAGAGCGTCTCGGTCAGTATCGTCAATTTCTGGGTTGCCTAGCGGGAAGGTTATCTGCTTTAGAGCATATTGAGGATATGCGCGGATTAGGAGATAGAAGGCCGCTTGCGCTTGAGCGTCTCCTTGATTGCGAAGAGTGGTAGGGAAGGTGGCGGCTAAGTCTCCGTAAAGAGAAATAGACGTGGCATCTGAGTCAGTGACTAGCTGGGTGCCATTTGATCCGTAACCGACAGTGATGTTATTGCGAACGTCACCCGCCCGCTTCGTAATGTTAAGAGCTGGGCCGATTGCGTGATTGCCGTCTAAATCGACATAGCCATTAGTGGCAAGGTATTGGCCGCGTCTAGTTGAGTCTGCATAACCTATGCGGCCTTGAGCATCCTCATAAACGTAGCCAAGTGCTGAGGTGGCATAAGAGGTTACTAACGAGTAAAGAGTGGCGTTGACGTTACTTTGTGAATGAAGCTCATAGTCTCCCGGTTGGTCAATATCTCCAAGTCCTGAGTTTTCGGCGTTCTCCCAAGTGGTTGTAGCGTCATAAGTGGCCCAAGTTGTAGCAGCTGGGACTTCATCCCAAGAGTCAAATAACGCTGTAGAAAGAAGGTTATAAATTCGAGTGCCGTCAAATTCGTGGGGCAGATTGCCAGTAAAGACGCTGCGGTTTAATCTGGCTAAAGCTCCAACGCCTACTATTTGAATTCTTTGTGAAGTAGCTATTGCCCCAGAGGATTGAACAGTAATGCTAACGTCAGTTAAGAAGCCACCGAATAGGCTAACCCAGTTTGCGCTTGAGTCTTGGACTTCGATAGAAATCGGATCGTTGATTTCATAAGGGACGCTGGATTCTGCCGTCTCAATAAGCGTCAAATTGCAATAGCCCGCGACTGGTTGCGAGTAAATATCTGTGCGACCAGACGTAATGGTTAAGCCGCTAAGAGTTGCCCCTGTGACTGTGTAGCCATTAATTTTGACCCGATACTCAGCACTCCAAGCCGTCATAGAATTAACTGGCTACTTCCACCACCGGAGCGGCGTTCGGAATTGTTGAGAGCTAAAATGACTGCGCGGGTAAAGCCCTCTTCATCGATAGCACTTGGAGCATTGACGTTAATTGTGACTCCAGCCATCGAAGCCTCTTCGCCAGCTCTAAAAGCGGCAGGGCTGAAATCGCTTGGTATTGGCTGAGGAGAGGCGCTTACTACTGATGGCACAGTAATGCTTGGTGCTGTTTTAGCACTAGTAGCTCCTGTGACAACTGGAGTCACTGCGGTAGTAATGCTGGGAGTTGGAGCCGAAGTAAATCCAGAAGGTAATGAGCTGCTTGAAACTACATTGGAACCATTTGACTGTCCATTGCTAAAATTTACTTTTGGAATTAATTTTGTGTCTGGCCCACTAGTCAATAAATTTTTTGCCGTGATAATTGCATTAATGCCAATAATGGCTGCATTTATAATAGGTTCAAGCGCTCTGATGGCAGCAGATACTACATTTACTATAATTTTGGCTACTGTGCCTAAACCTTGTAATTTATTTTTCAAATCACCAATGATAAAAGGTAAAATAGTATCTTTAAAGAAATTAAAAAATCCTCTGATGGTGTGTTCATTATCTTTGAATGCTTTAATGACTGGATCAATAGCATTTATTTTAAAAGTTTCAAATGCAGGTATAGCTTTGTCGGTTATAAACTTTAATAGTTTTTCAATTATTGGCAACAAAGCCGCTCCGACACTTTCTTTAGCCTCATCAAATGCCACTTGTAGTCTCTGTATTCGACCTTCAAAAGTTTCTGATTGCGTTTTGGCAGCACCGCCGAAAGTGTCAGTAAGAGTCGTTATTGCGCCTTCTAAGCCTAATGTTTTAATTTCGGTAGTTGATAAACCAACGCCTAAACGTGTTAGCGAGCCAGTGTTGCCTTCGTAGGCTTTACCTAGTGCCTGTGAGACAGTTTCGACGTCTTTGCCAGTTGCGGCTGAAATATCTAAAGCAAGGGTTAATAAGTCATTTGCTTTAGTGACGTCTCCCGTTGCTATTGCTAAACGCTGCAAGGCTGGACGAAGTTGATCGTCAGCCACTCCGGTAGCTAATGAGGTCTTAAGTATCTGCTCTTCGACTGCCGCTATTTGCGCTTTGGTTGCCCCAGTCACATTGGCTAGGGCATTAGCTAGACGCTTTTGAGCCGCTTCATCTTCAATAGCAGCTTTAACACCTTCAATGGCTAACTTGCCAGCGTAGGCAGCAGCAGCGGCAGCAGCGGCAACAAATGCAGCTTTAGCAGCGGCACTGAACTTCTCTAACTTACCGCCAAATCCCTCTACTTCTTTTTCGCCTTTATTAAGCTCTTTGCGAAGGTTATCGACATCAGCAAGGATGGATAGCTTTAGCGTTCTACTTCCGGCCATTATTTATCCCACTCCTTAACAACTGAAGAAAAAGCATCTTCCCATTTTTTGATGATTTCAGGTTGAATTTTGCGCATAGTAGGCCAAATAAAATAACCAGCATTACCCCGCAGACCAAATCTAGGTGTGCGCGGCAAGAAGTGTTTTACTTTTCTAGCTCCAAATTCAACACCAGCCAAAATGGCATTGGTCGGTTGAGAGCCTTCTCTTAATTGTGTTGTCGCTCCGCCACTGAAACGCTGAGAAGCGAAACCCATCCCAAATTCACCAATAACGGAAGACTTAGAAATTCGGATGCCATCAGCGATTCGCTTGGCTTGTTTTGGTCTTGGGTGTTGACCAGCTGCGGCTTTGATTTCCGAAACCGCATAGTCAGTCAGAGAACTAGTTACAGCTCTAGCCTGATCCTTTGCTTCATCTCCCATTTTACGAATAACTAAACTAATTTTTCTTAGTTCGCCTTTATCATATTGAATGACGCGTTGATCAGGATCAAAACTTGCCAACTTTACGCTCCTTCAATATGTCGATTGCCGTTAAGACTTGTTCGATGTCCGTCCATTCGCTCATTGGGATTCCGGTTGCTATCGCCACTTCAATTATGAGGCGGTTTATGCTTCCGGATTCGAAGCTTTTGGGCTTTCATCTCCTATCGTCATTTCTTCAACCGATAACTCCCAGACTTCTTGAGACTTAGTCGGCTTCCCAGCTGCATCTCGCTTATATGCGAAATAAGCTAGGTCGAGGAAGTCCGCTTGTTGGTAGGCCGAAATATCCTTCATTGAATAAATC